CGATTGTACTTGGCCCGGCCCTTTGCAGTCAGGCCGGCGCCCTTGCTCGTCGGTAGCTTCTCGCCGCGGCCTACGGCCAGCGATACGCTTTTTTTTGGCATCTTACACGCAATGGATAATGGCAAAGTTCAACACGACGGCTTCGGATAACGGACCGGCTGAGATGTTACGCAGAACAAACGCGCAAGAACCAGCCGTGTGGCCTGAAACCCAGCAGTTGTAGGTTACATTTGACGCCACGCCGCCAGCCACGTTGACAATCACTAAATCTTTGGCGGATATTTTGCTGTTGGTCATAGTAAACGCAACATTGGTAGTAGCGTTGAGGGTAGCATTGTTCATCGTAATTTGGCCCGCTGAGGCGTTAATCGTCACGCCCGTGGACTTGTCGGTCAACTGCGTGACGGTGCTCTGCGCGGCTGCTGCGTAGCCAATCTCGTCGGAGGCGTAAATGTCCACGCCGTTGACGTCAGTGCCGCTGACGGTTGTTGCGCTGACGGTATCAGCGCCGACAATGTTTTGGTCTTCGTAGGCGACGCCAATCGGCTTGGTGTTGCTCGACATGTCTTAAGATCCCATCCAAGACGTCTGTATGCCGCCCGCAGCATAATTGCGCCGCAGGGTTCTGTCCACATATTCCCGATGGGCCACCGGAAAGGCGAAGGTCACGGCGATAGCGTCGGCCGCGTCGGGGCTGGCCAACCCGCGGGCCTTCATGTCCTTCTTGCTCTCCAGGTAGATCGTGCCCTTGCTGTCGGGCTTCATCATTGGCCCGGTCAGGTCGTTTTTGAGGAAGCGGTCCTGCGGGATCGACCCCGTTTTGAGCCACTCCCGCATCTCGCCCCACATCTCGGCGCGCTTGTTGCCCCACATCACCGGGTTCTTTGACTTGTTGCCAAAGTTGACCCCCTTCACCTTGTACCGCTGCTCCTTGAGCCGGTCCACGATGCCGGCGCCCAGGCCGCCCTCGTCGATAACCACCAGCGCCGGCTTGTACGTCTCAATGGCCTCAATGACGTGGCCGACGACGGTCATGGTGTCGTCGCCCTTGTGCCGCTTGATAGCGATGATGTCGCGCCCCTGGCGGATGGCCAGCACCGTGCTGTCGCTGCCGAACCTAGCCGGATCCACCCCCAGCACGACGGGCGCCGACGGATCCTTGTGCGCCGGGCGGCGCATGGCGTCGTCCACCAGAGACGCGCCGATGAACTGGTCGTCAGAGGCGTTGGGGAACTGCCCGTAGACCTCGACGTGGGCCTGTGTGCTGTCCGGCCCGTACTCGTCGATGATCTGCTGGTAGACCTGCTTGTCGGTGCCTTCGACCGACCTAGCGTCCACGATCTTCGTGCCCCAGAAGTCTCGCTTGGAGTGGAAGCACTCGTAGAAGTACCCCGCATTGCGGCGAGGGTTGCTGAACGCCAGCCAGAAGCGATGCGGCGTGTTCTCGGTGAAGAAGCCCGCAGCGACCGACCAAATGGTGTCGTCGATACCGCTGGCCTCGTCGTAGATCAGCATCACGCCGTCGAAGTTGTGGACGCCCGCGTAGGCGTCGGGGTTCTCCGCCGACCACAGCCGGCCTTCGACGCCCCAGTAGCGCGTGCCCATCTTGAGGTCGCGCTCGACCAGCTCCGTCAGCCACTTCGCCGGCATGACGCGCGTCGCGCTGACCTCAAACCAGTGGCTGTTGAGGCTCATCGAGAGCCACTTGGTAATCTCGGCCCAGGTGACGGAGCGAAGCTGCGCCTCGCTGTTGGCCGACACGATGGTCGTCGAGCCGATCCTGGTCGTCAGCATCCAGATGACCAGCCAGGAGACGAGCGCCGACTTGCCAATGCCGCGGCCGGACGAGATGGCCATGCGGAAGGTGTCGAAGTCCACCTTGCCGTTGTTGCTGCTGATGTGGTCAGCCAGGTTCTGCAACACCTCGCGCTGCCACTTGCGCGGCCCCTGGAAGTGTTCCAGCGGCGTGCCCTTCTGGCCCCACGGAAAGGCGAACAGCACGAACTTCAGCGGGCTGTCCTTGATGGCCGGCGTCCACAGCCGGCTCATCAGCTCCATCTCGTCGTCGGGCGAGTACTTAACCGTCTGCACGGATCCGCTCCGGGTAGGGCTTGGCGTCCTCGGTTAGCGTAGGTGCGGGCTCCGCGACCCCCTCGATGACGCGGCGCTGCGCTTCCTGTAGCGCGTTCGTGATCGAAATCGTCTGGTTGACCTCGACCGTCACGGCCTGCTTCGCCACCCAGCCGTGGACGTGCTTCAGAATGTCAAGCGCCGCCTTGGCGTCGCCCTCGCGGGCGGCGGTGTGCAGCACCTCCGACATCTCCATCTCGCCGTCGGCGCGCCCCTTCTCCTCGGCCAGCGCCGCCAGCGGGTCGAACTCGCAAAGGCTGCGGTACTCTGCGGGGCGCATCCCGGCGGCCAGCGCCAGCGTGTCCCCACGCAGGCCCTTGCGCGCCGCGTTGTAGATGGCCTCCAGCCGCGCTTCCGTCGCTTGCAGCCGCCGCGGCTCGTACGGGAGGGAGAAGATGGTCATGCCCGCTTTGTACCATGTTGTGTGACGCGGGTGCAAAGGGCTTGCAAAAAATAAAAAATTGCTTGTAGCCCCTCCGGCCCTGGACCGGGCGGCCCGCCGGCCCCCCTCCCCCCGGCCTGGCGCCGCGCGCCCCTCCCAGCTGGCCGCGGGCTGGCGGTATACACCACACAATCTATTGCATGCGGTATGCGCTGGCGCCAGGTGCGCGACCAGGCGCTTTGGGCAGTTTGGGCAGCGCGACGCAGGGTCAAGCCGAGGAATGGGTTAGTTGGGCGGTTTGGGCAGTGCCCAAACAAGTTGAGTCGAGGCATTGGCATGTTGGGCGGTTTAGGCAACGCAACGCGATGTCGGCGGGCGCAATGCGTGGAGCTGACCGCGCCCGCCTAGCTGGAGAGGGTTTTGGGCAATTGGGCGGTTTGGGCAGTGCCCGGAAAATCCAACAGCCTTCATCCTTACAATACATATGTTATAATATAACACTTATATCTAAACATAATACCTACTACCTACCTAAACCGCCCAAAGCCTCGCGCTCTCCTAGGCAAACCGCCGCATTCCGCTCGATTGCCGCCAGCCAAGCCCGCCTACCCAAAACACACACGTTTTCAGCCTTCACATTACCAACTGTCCATAAACAGATTCCGTTGCATTGCGACACGAGAAAAATATGCGTCTGGTGCTACATTTCCTGTTGCAATCCGTTTGGCCCGCACATACATTTCTCTTGTCGCAACCGATTAGGAGACGCACCGATGTCCCGGATCACTGTCATCCTCCCGAGCAAGATCTTCGCCTTCGATGGCGAGCGCGCCTTCACCACCACCGCCTCCGCCTGCGAAGCCATCTCCCGCCTTGGCCAGATAGATTACGCCAACGGCGAATGGTTCTTTCACATGCGCAGCGCAAAGACCGGCAAGCTGGCGCGCTTCGTCCGCACCAGCGAAGTGCATGAAGGCGGGCGCCTGCACTCCGTCCGCTTCATCTGCCAAGAACACGGCGGCCTGCTGGCGACGATCATAAACGACTGACGCTCGCGCCCGCGCGGTCCTACAGGGCCGCGCATGGCGAGCGCCAGAGGCTCGACGACACAAGTGAGAGGAACCGCACACATGACTGCTGATCAGTTGGCCGATATCGCCGCCCGCATTGAGCGCGCCCGGCGTGAAGTGACGGCCTTGTCTGAGATTGCGTACTCAGCAGAGTACCGCGCCGCCGTGAAGGGCGCGGCGCCTCTCGCGCTGATGCACCTCGACAATCTCGGCTTTTGTGTCCCGCGCCTACGCGGCGCTGAAGATGCCGCGCGCGCCGCCGCCCGCGCTGCCCGCAAGTGAGAGGACCCGCCACCATGCAAACGCTTCGCACCCTCGCCCGCGCCCTCGGCCATGCCGCCACCCTCGCGCTGCTAATCGGCGCGCTTTGGCTGCTGCTGATCGTGACGCCCTAACACCTATTGCGTCACGGCACACATAACGCTAAACAGTCTTTTGCGACCACCGCACACAAGGGAACCGACCATGTACCAAGCCATCCAAACCAAGTTTCTGCCGCCCACCAACACGCGCCCCTCTCGCGTGAAAGCCATCGCCGACGCGGGCAGCGTCACGCTGTCATGGGACTACGCCCTCGGCGTCACTGACAACCACAAGGCCGCCGCCGTGGCGCTGGCGCGTCGCTTTGGCTGGCCCGAGGACATGGACGGCGGGAGCCTGCCGGGCTCCGGCTTCGCATTCATCTGCCGCCGCTAAGGGGAGCGCCGCACCATGACCGCCGCACACACCCCCGGCCCGTGGGCCGTAGACCCGCAGGACGACGCCCTAATCGTAACCGGCCCCTACCGCCAGCACATCGCCCGCGTCGCCACGCGGGGGATGGGCCACGCCGTAAGCCCCAACGCCCGCCTCGTCGCCGCCTCGCCCCGCCTGCTGGCCGCGCTGCGGGCGATGCTCGCCAAGCACGACGACCGCGACGGCATGTCCGACATGTGGCCGCGCGAGGCCGCAATGGCCCGCGAGGCCATCGCCGCCGCTATCGAGGGAGAGTGACACCATGACCGCTATCGACACCGTGACGCTAGAGGATGACGCGATCAACGCCGCCGTTGCCGCCATACAGGACGCACTAGGCGTGACCGATGGCGGCTTCGCTGCGCTGCATCTCGCGGGCGAGGATGACGCCACCCTGCGCGCCATCCTGCGCCGCTACATCGCCGCTGAAATCGCCAACAAGGAGGGCTGACACCATGACCACCGACCCGACCGACAACCTCACCGTTGTGTGGCGCCGCGACCCGCGCATCGGCATCGTCGAAGACGTGCAGATATGGGGCGGCACGCCCGAAACGGGCACCCTGCTATTCGACACGTCGGCCTGCGCTGATCCTGACGACGCGCTCGACCACCTCCTGCGCATCGCGTCGGATTATTACAAGCACGATCCGCGCGACGATAGCGACGCGCTACCGCCGGATCACGCCGTCATCGCCGCATATTGGGATCACCTCGCATGACCGACCGACCCACACCCGCCGCCATCAACGCCGCCGCCATTGGCGGGCGTCTCGCGTCCATCCTAGACCGGTTGCAAGCCTTGCACGCCGACGCCGAAATCGCCCGCCTGCCGCAAGGCGTTGTGATGGGCCTGCACTGGCTGTGCGAGGATGCCAGCAGCACGCTGGCGCACCTGCACGGCATGATGGCCGAGCGGACCGACGCGCCGTGATCCTAGACCTACTCATCCGCGCCGTGGCCATCGCCGCGGCCGTCCTACGCAAGAGAGGAACACCATGAGCGACGACATGCACCACCGCTTCCGGGGCGACGACCTGCAACGCTACCGGGCCGCGCTCTACGCCCAATGGCGGGCCGCGCGCGACGGGATCACCATAGCGGACGAGCGCACGCACCCCGACCGCATCACGGTCGAGTATGACGACGACGACCGCGCGAAGGCCGTCATCTTCTACGCCGTGGGGATCGATGTCCGGGTGCGGCTGCCATGACCGCCGCCCGGCCTGCCACGCGGGACGAACGCGGCAGGCCGGGCGATGCGCGGGCCATGGGGGAGGACGGCCACAGCGCACGGCGGGCGCGACCACCGCAGCACCGCCACCAACACCGTTACACACAAAGGGGAACCACATCAATGGACGTTATAGATTGGCTGAAATTGATCCTCGCGGGGATCGTCGCCAGCATCGGGCTGGCCCTGCTGGCCGGCTATATCCTGCTGCGCCGTATCGACGCGGAGGATGATCGCTGGCCATGATCAGGACCACACCACCACCCTTCCGCACGATCCGCGTCTTGTGCGCTTCGATTGCCGTCCATGAGCATCTGCTGAAGCTCGCTTACGAAGGCGGGGAAGAACACTGGCGTATCCAGCGCATTCTCGCGGACCTAGGCCGCCAACTGGACGAGGCCGAAGCCGTATGGTCGCGCCACAACAAGCGCGAGCCCGCCAAGCCGCCCGCCAAGCCAACCCAGCAGGAGACCCGAGCATGAGCGACATTGTGAGCCACCTCCGCAGGCGGAAAGCCGACTTTCTACAGCAGAAGGCCGCCGACGAGATCGTGCGGTTGCGGGAAAGGCGAAACGAACTGATGGGCGCGCTTCTCGCGTGGCTGTACGCCAACGATGTGGGCGATGAACAAAAGCGCGCTGATGCGGTCGCATACGCCCGCAGCGTTGTCCGGGACGCCGACACATGAGCCTGACAGACGACCTGACCGCTATCGCTGACATGGCCGCCGCCATGGCCGTCGAGGGCGACCCCGCCCGCGCCATCGTGGCGCTGGAGCTACTGGCGCTGATCATGCCCGACCTAGTCGAGCGGGCGCGGCTGCTGGAAGGCCAAACGGTGCCGCCGCACTGGCGACGGCAGGACTGGGACGGCCAGCCCACCGGCAACGTCATGCCGCTGCGGAGGTGCTGATGCCGGTCCACGCTAGTGACTTCATCGCCCGGCGGCTGGAGATCGTCACGCAGGGCCGCCAGCAGGGCCGGACATGGGACCAGTTGGCCGAGGAGGTGGGGAACATCACCGCCAAGGGCTTGTCCGCTTGGTGGGCCAGCCAGACCCGCACGGCGCAGGCGCAAGCGCAATTCCGCGCCCGGCTGAAGCGTCCGCTGGACGTGAAGCCCAACACTACCCCGCGGGCTTGCCTGCGGTGCAACAAAACGTTTGACAGCGAGGGGGCGCATAACCGACTGTGCGCCCCGTGCAGATACGCAACAACGTGAAGGGACCGACAACATGACCGACATCCTGACCATCCCGCCCGAGGCGCAGGCGTTCATTCTGGCCTCGCAGCCTGACGCCAACATGACCTGCCGCCAGGTCGCCATCCTGGCCCTGGTGGCCGAGTACCCCGGCGAGAGCAACAAGATCATCGCGGAGACGTTGGGCCTGCCGAAGCCGGTGGTGACGCGATCCGCCGACAAGTTGGTCGAGCTGGGGCTGTTGCGGCGCCGCACCTCCATCATGGACCGCCGCAAGGTTGAGCTGACCGTCACACCCGCAGGCGCCCGGCTGGTGCGCGAGATCGCCAGCGCGTGACGCAGACAAGGGGGACGCAGATGACACCGGATGAATGGTCGGACCTCATCTATGAGGCCGCCGGCCTAGTGGTGACGCGCGAGCAGGCGCTGGCCATCGGTCAGATGGTCAACACCATACGAAACGAGGCGCTGGACAAGGCTTGGGAGGTCGTCGCCGCCTGCCCCGTCAACGACGACGGCCTGAGCTACTTTGAGTTGCTGAACCGCGACACGGATATGATGCTGGGTATCCTGGCGCTGAAGAAGGAGCCCCGCACATGAGCGACCGCGTGCTGGGGCCTGTGCGCCACGCCTTCGCCTACGCCCACCCCGAGCGGGTGCAGCTCGTCCTGCACGGCGTCGAGTGCCGGGACGACCGCGTAGCCGAGCTGACGCCCATGCAGGCGCTGCGCCTGGCTGAGACGCTGGTCCGGTCGGCGAAGGACATCCTAGAGGCCGCCGCTGTCACTGGGCTGGAATACAGGGGCGGCTGATGCTGACACAACTCAACCCGCCCTTGCCGCTGCTCACGCCCAAAGGGAAGGCGTGGGCGCATCTGGTGATCGACTATGGCCCGGAAGCCGACCTTATGTGGGTCTGCTTCCAGGATGAGGACGGCGCGTGCTGGACATGGTGCAACCGCGACGTCCGCATCCAGGCCAACGCGACGCTGGGCCGCCGCCTATGATCGCCGCCCTCTACGTCGAGCCTGCCGGCGCCTATGTCGGCTTGCCGCACGTTGACCCTTGGGACGAGGCGCGGGATGCCCGCACCTACGCCGGGCCGTGGCCTGTCGTGGCACACCCGCCCTGCGAGCGGTGGGGCCGCTTCTGGCACGGCTCGCCGCGCAAGCCGCACCAGTTCAAGCTGGGCGACGATGGCGGTTGTTTCGCTGCGGCTCTGGCGTCCGTCCGGGCCTGGGGCGGCGTGCTGGAGCATCCCGCCGACAGCCACGCATGGGCCGCCTTTGGACTGCGCCGCCCGCCGCGCTCTGGCGGCTGGGTGCAGGCCGACGACCAGGGCGGCTGGACCTGCTACGTCGAGCAGGGCCACTACGGCCATGCGGCGCGCAAGGCGACTTGGCTCTACGCCTGCAAGGCTGCGCTGCCGGAATTGAGGTGGGGCCAACTGCCGCAGCGGCTCGACCCGAAGATGGTCGAGCGGCACGGCTACGAGTACGCCCGCCGCAAGGGGCTCGTCAGCATGATCGGCGGCAAGCACAAGAAGGCGATCCGCAACGCGACGCCGCCGGAGTTCCGGGACGTCCTGTTGCAGATCGCCGCCAGCGTCACCCCACGACCTTAAGGTCCACGACCTTCGGCGCGCTGCCGTCCTCGACCATGCGCCGAAGGTCGCTCTTGCTGTACCGCTTGGCCACATCCGGCGCGGCGAAGATGTGCTTCTTCGTTTGGTACTCGGACGACGCCACCCGCCCCACATCTACCCACCGGGCTTCCATGATCGCGTGCAGCAGCGCCGCCTGCGGCACCTTCACGCCCGGCGGCATCATCGCCGCCAGGCGATCGCAGAGCGCGTGGAACGGCCCGGCGACCACGCCCTTGGCGAACTCACCCTGGCGCGTCCGCACCATGTCCACGATGCTGCTCTCGGCCATGCTCATGCTGTGTTCAACCAGCGACGCCTTCACATCTGTCATAGGCGGGGCGGCGCCAGGGTTGAACGCCGACACGTTGCGGGCGTAGAGCCAGCGGGCGATGGTGGCGAAGCCACCCTCCTCCTTGTACCAGCGCCACATCGCCTGCGCTTCCTTCGGGTCCATGCGGCCCGCCGTGGACCAGATGACGAACCAGCGCCGGTCGTCGCTCGACAGCGTGATCGGGATCATGTCGTTGGAGAACGCCAGGACAAACGCCCGGTTCAGCGTGTCGTAAGGGTGCAGGCCCTTGCGGTTCACCACCAGATATTCCGGCGGTGCGGCGATGATCGGCTTCAGCCGGTTCGCCAGCGCCCGGCGCTCCCGCGCCTCCGGCTCCTTCAGTTCGTTCAGAAGGATGACCTCGCTCTCCAGCGCGTAACCCCACTGGCTGTTGATCGTGTCGCCGTCGATGAGGCCGCGGTTCACCAACGTCGGGCCGCAGACCGCCCACATGAACGGCGCCCACATCGTGTCCTTGCCGCTGCCGCCGTGGCCGCCGTGGAGGATCGCGTGGTTCACCTTCACGCGCGGGTTCTGGACCTTGAACGCCATCACGTCCCAGATGTGATCAAGATCCGCCGCATCCGGCACCAGCCGGCGGCAATGGTCGAGCCAGCGCGACACGTCACCGCTAGGCGCGGCCCACACGTCCGGTCGGGCATCGACCCAGCGGTTGCCGTAGACCTCGCCGTTGCGCGACACCAGCACGCTCTCGCCTGCGGCGTAGGTCACGCCCACCAGCACCCGCGCGCCCATCGCTTGGCGGTTCTCGTCGTAGCAGGTGGACGCCTCGATCTTCTTGCCGCTGTGGATGGACCGGCAGGGGATGTGGCGGAACAGCGCGTTGAAGGCGTTCCGGCTGATCTCCCGCCGGTCCACCAAATCGAAGTAGCAGTCGTCCGAGAGGACGTAGGCGAACCGCTCGTACCAGCCCGCCTTCTCGACCCGGCCCAGCTCCTTGCGGTCCACCTCTGCGATGATCTCGGCGGCGCGGTCGGGGAAGTTCTCCGTCGGCGTCAGCTTGTCGAGGGTGCGGGACATCTGCTCGGCCAGCAGCTCGTCCCGCAGGCCGTGACCCGCACGCGGGCCGCCCTGGTCGCAGACCCACTTAAGGAAGGCCGCGCTGTCCAGATGCTCGCAGTGGCCGTGGTAGCAGCAGAAGGCGCGGTTGATCGGATTGTAGCGGGCCTCGTTCTGGCCGGTCGTGTGTTCCGCCGCGTTCGGGCAGACGACGCCCAGCCAACCCTCTTGGTTGACCCCCGACAGGACGAGGCCCTGCTCGTTCAACCACTCCAGCACCGCGTCCTTGCCCGTGTCGCGCAGGCGGAAGACGCTCTGGGAGGCCGTGTCAGCGGGCGCTGGCGTGACGCCCAGGGCCTCGCAGATCTGCGGGAGGGTGAACTCGCGGTTAGGGTGGAACTCGACCAAGCGCGCCTTGAAGCCGTCGCGGCCGGGCTTGAGGTTGACCGACTCCGGCAGTCGGAAGTTACGGACGGCGTTGGTCGCGCCGGGGTCTGTGTAGCCGGCCGCGGCGATGGCCGTCATGGCCGCGGTGAACTCGCCCTTCGTCGGCTGCTCCGCGAAGGCGTAGCCCCACTGGAAGGAACCCTCGCTCGTCTCCATGATCCAGGTCGGCGGCAGGGGCGGCGTCTTCGCCTTCGTCCCCACGTCGTCCAGCATCATCACCAGAACGTATTCGCAGTTGCCGGCGGATGCGGACGGCTGGCCGTCCTTGAAGCGGTCGATGACGAAGGAGCCGGTGTTGCCGTACCACGCGCCATCGTTCCGCCGCTTGGACGGCATGAAGGCCGGCCAGGTGTACTTCGGCGTGCCGTCTGCGTGCAGCGCCTGCTGGCCGTCCCGCAGGACCGCCTTCTGCCGCACCACCAACAACGTCTCACCCTTGGGCGCGAGCCCTTGCAGGAACTCTACGAAGTCCATCTTCTCCCCCTTACTTGCCATACCTGGTCATCACCGCAGCCTCGATGTTGAGCGGTATCCCTGCCGCCCAGGCTGGTGG